CCGATTACGGTGGCCTCGGCATCTTCGAACCGTTTGATCTTGAGTAGGTAGCCTTCCTTCTCCGAGGACCGGCCGCATTTGTAGGGCGAGGACGGCGTGCGGACCATGACGCCCTCGAATCCTTCGGCCAGGCAAAGGCGCTCGTAAGAAGCCAGCTCCTCCTGGTCTTTGATCAGGACCGGCAAAACCAGCTTGATACGGGAGTCCAGGTCGGCCGCCATGGCCTCCAGTCGCTTCATCCTTGCCGAGTAGGCTTCAGACAGGTCGGAGGCCACGTGGTCGAAAACCCAGTATTCAAAGTCGGGCATGCCGTCCTGTGACATGATGCCTGACGAGACCGCTTGGAAGTTATTGGTCCCTTTGATCATCAGCTCGCCGTCCATTTCGGACTTTCCATAGTAGGCAAGAACCCGGCGAATGAAGTTATTTGGTATAGGCTTGAAGTTTCGACTGACTGCGTAGCTACGTCCGCGTGCATCTCTGCGGATCAGACATCTTATCCCGTCGAGTTTTGGGGAACCCAGTAATGGGAACTTTAGGTTGTGGACGGACTCGCATTTGCCGGCGAGCATTGGTTTCGTGATAATATTCATATTTTGGTTTTTGTAAAGGTTAGGTGGTAGAAATTAGGCGGCATTGAGCTTCGTAGTGGCGTCAATGGAAGCGCCCTTGTTGAAGCCGTCCTGGAAGGCTGCGGCGTCGTGGCGGGCGGAGGACTGGCTTTTGCGGCCGGGTGTCACGGTCATCTTTTCTTTCTGGTAGCGGGTAATCGCATCCTTCTTGTTGGCCAGGACGATCGCGAAACGGTCCTGCTCCTCTTTCTTGAAGGCCTTCATCGCCGCATGGTGTCCGTGGACCGAGGCCTTGATGAAACCGTCGGCCACGCCACGGAAGAAGGAGTTTGCCACGGTGGTGTTCCAGGTGATGCCGCGCGCTTTGAGGTGGGCATTCAGTCCGCGGGACATGGCGCCGTAGATGATCGGCAGGATGAGCTTGGCCATCTCGACATCTTCAGGCATCCCGACAAACACATAAATGTGGCGGTAGCCGCCGGCGACTCCAGCAGCGGCGTCCCAGACTTTGCTGAACAGGATGTCGACTTCGAAGACCTGCTTCAAGACGGCCGGGATCCAGCGGTCCTCGTCGCGTTTTTTGCGGCCGGTGTTGAAGCGCTCGTGGAGGACGCTCGGGCCGGCTTTCTCGGAGACCTCGCCGACCTGCATCTGCTCGAGGCCGTGGCGGACCATCAGCTCTTTCGCTTTCTGCATGGCAATCTCCATTTCGTTCTGTGATGCGCCGTTCGCGGGATCGGCCATCTTGAAAAGGGACCGGATCTTGTGGAGGACGCTTTCTTTGGGCTGTGCGGATTCAGTATTCATGACGTTTTGTTGGTTGCTAAGTTATCGGACGATTTCGGCGCAGACTTTGCGGCCATTAAAGCGGAGCATCGGATTGTCTTTGACGATATGCTTGAACTGGAAACCCCAGTGCTCGGCGGCTTCGTGACGGTTGGAAGACATGGAGCCGTCTTCGCAGAGATACATGCGGCCGAACGCCGGGTTGCGGTGATAGATGACGATGGTCTTGACCCGGCTTCCGCCGGCCAGTGATGTGGATTCAGTATTCATGACAGTTGAAAATCTACGGAGTTTTTTTCTGGGATGTAAATAAAAACTTTACAGAATTTTGAGGGCCTGCCAGGAGGTGTTCCCAGCAGGCCCTCAGACCGCTTAGTCCTGATTGCCGCGCTTCATGCTTTTGCGAAGCGACTGGAGGCCCTTGATGCCGCCGGTCGCGAGAGCTTCCGCTCCGGCCCAGAGGCGCTTGTTGACGTCCATCCCGATGGAGTAGCTGGTCACCCCTTTGGATTTCCGGCCGGTGATCATCGGCACCCCGCCGACCATCACGTTTTCCTGGACCCGATTGAACACGGTCCAGAGGTCGTCGCCCTTGTCGGAGTCGCGGCGGACGGCCAGCAGCTCCTTCGCCTCGAGCTTGTTTTTGTTGTAGCCGCGATACCGGACTTCCACCGCGTAGTTGGCGAGGGTGGCCTGCTCGATTTTGTTGAGCTTCTTCCCCTTGAAGAGCGACACCTGCTGGGCCGCCCCGTCGAGCATCTTGGTCACCCCGTTCATCATCTCCTTGACGCCGGCGGTGTCCAGCTTGATGTGGAGGTGGCAGAGCTCGGAGTGCATCCCGCTCGGGACCACCATCCCGTTGGAGCAGACGAGGCGGTAGTAGCCGGCCATGAAGACCAGGCGCCGTGTCCGGTCGTGGCTGTTCTCGAGGATGATGCGGGGGCAGTCCGCCTTGTTGCCCGCGGCGAGCGCTTTGAGATCGTCCTTGCGGAAGAGCTCGATACGGTGCTGCGAGTGGATGGTGCCTTTCTTCCGGGTCGTGGCGCTCGTCGGCACGAAGCCGTTGGAGCGGAGGACCGGGAGAACGTCGGCAGTGCTCACGAAGGTGTAGCGCTTGCTGACGTCTGGGGCTGGAGTTGTCGCAAAGATCGCGGGGACCTCGGCGGCCAGTTCGTTGTCGTTCAGTTCCACCAGCGTGCGGATGTTCGGGCGCTGGTCCAGTGTTGTTGGAGTTGTATTTCTCATGACGAATGAGAGTATACCTGGCAGCCAGTTACCTGTAAACAATTATTTTCAATTATTTTCAGGGTTACTTTTGGAGCCGTTTTTCTTGAAGAGCAAAGATCCTTTTCAGGATTGCTGGATTTTTTAATTGGAGACAGCCTCGGAGCCGTTTTTCTTGAAGGATTCCGGCGCGACGATCTCGTAGATCTTTTTCCCATTGATCCGGCGAGCAGAAACATTTTTCTTCTGTGACTCCAGCTTGCCGAGTTGGATGCCGAGCCACTTCACGGAATTTCTTCCGATCATCGATCGCAGAACATCGTCGAGGAGAATATCCTGCATCAAAGCCGTTGCTGTTCCAACCCACGGCACCGGCTCCTTGTTCTTGATGCGCTCGAGGATGAAGGACTCCAGAATTTCTCCGAGCACTGTGGCGTCAGTGCTTTCTCCCGCGGCCAGGCGGAGTTCCGGGTGGTGGTAGCTTTTGATTCCGTAGCGCTGCTTGCTCGAAAGGCATTCCGATGGCGGCTCGAAGGCCACCAGCCAGGCGGCGAAGAAGGGGAGCTCTTTTTCAATGGTCTCCTCCAGCTCCCGCTTGTCAGGGAAAATTTTGTTGGTGTTGGCCGCCTTGAAAAGCATGATCTTATCTAAAATGGAAACATCCAAATCCGGCAAGATCCGCAGGGACTCGGCGTCCAGGTTGCCGGTGATGATCACGCGCCCTGTCCACTCCACCATCACCGAGTCATGGAATTTCGCGTGGTATTCAAAGCTTGTGTTGGCGGTGACTTTTTTCAGCAATGAGGAAAACCGTTTGTGGTCACCAAGGTTGTCGCCGGGCGTGGCATCATCGATCGCCCAAAGACCGTTGTGGAAAAGTTCCTTGTTGAAGTCGCTCTCGCCGAGCAGAAACTTCGCCGCGTCCTGGTGGCCGCCGACCAGCCCCGAGATGATCTTGTTGGAAAGAAGGGTTTTTCCCTGTCCGGCCGGACCGGCGATGAAGAGTGCTTGACCTTGCCGTGGATTTCCTTCAAGCGCCGAGCAGTAGAAGCGCTTCAGCCAGCTCATGAAAAACAGGCACTGCTCCTCGGTGTCGAAGAAGGCCTCGAAGAATTCCGCCAGCCAGGGAAACCTGTCGCCCCAGTCTTCGACGTTTTTGGCAGGGGTGATCACTCTCACCCGGGCGGTATTCAATACCCGTTTCCCCATGAACTCGATCATGCCTGGCGGAAGGTAGACGAACGGCGCGGCTCCGGCCAGTCGCTTGTGCTGGTCCACGGTGTTCAGGGCGTGCTCGACTTCCGTGGCGTCCTGGCCTTTCTCCTTGTCGCCGGAAAGTTCCCGGTCCACCTTGAAGAACCGGACCATTTCTCTTTCGGCCCTCGCCTCCCACTTTTCGTCGGCCGATTGATACCAGTAGTTTTTCCCGTCATACCAGATGCCGTCGACCACCTCGCCCAGTTTCGCGGCCGTGAACTGCGAGACAAAGGCGTTTCCGAAAATCTTCTCCCAAGGCAGAAATCCAGAAGGCCCGGTGAAGCACTGCATCCCTGTCGGCCTCACGATCGCCGCGGTAGGGTTGTCGGCCAGGGCATCCCAGAAACGCACGCCTCTCGCTCCCTCAACAAACGGGCCGTCCCAGCGTCCGGGAAACTGCTCTTCCATTTTGGCCTCGAGAACGTCGTAGGGGATCTCCTCGCCGCCCCACTTCACCCCGTCCGAGCTTTTCAGCATCCACCCCTCCACGAGCTCGGCTTTTAAAGGCTTCGTGCCAGAGACCTCCATCCAGTCCCGGCCGACGTCGTAATAGATGGCCGCGTTCAGGAAGGCGTTTTGCAGGTCGAAACCGGGGAGCATTCCGCGCAGGTCCATCGCCTTGGCCGCCGCCTTGAGCGTTTTCTGCAGAATAGGCTGTGAAGCTACCAGCACCGGCCGGGAGAGTACCCAGACCAACCTGGCTCCGCCGGAGGGCGTCGTGTGCACCCAGTTCGGCGTGAAGTCTCCGGCACGGTCGAGCATGGACTCAATATCCTCTTCGGAGATTTCCGAGTCGTAGTCGGCAATCAAGGCGTGGACCGAGTGGATGGGGTTGGCGCCCTGCTGGACCCGGAGATTCGGGATCACCCCGAGGAATCCAGAATAAAGGCAGTGGCCCGAGGACTCCTGGGCCAGCCATTCTTTGTAAAGCCGCTTGTTTTTAAACTTCGGAACTTTCGGAACGAATTCCCAGGGTTTGAAGAACTCAATATCTGACGAGGCGAGGTTGGCGATGCAGGGAAAATCTGGGCTCATGACGGAATTTAATAATGGGCAGCATAGGCGAAAACGGAAGACTTCTTATCCCCGCTTTTTTCGTTTCAGCCCGCACTCCTTCTCAAGGTAATCCCGGTTTTCTGCCAGCCGCTGGGCGCTCTTGTCCGACATGCAGTGCTTCCGCCAGGCGAGGGCCAGGGCGTTCACGTCGAAGATATGCGCCCCGAGGTTTTTGCCGTGCTGGTCCCGGTCATACTGGTAAGTGGCCATATACTTGGCGCAGGCCGGGGCGTGCTGCCGGCAATACCCGGTCCCGATGCTGGCCAGGGAGGTCCCAAACCACCAGTCCCAGTATCCGAGGACGACCTGGCGGTAGTTCTCGCTCGGGGAATACATCTCCTTCCGGCTGGTGAAGGTTTCCTTATGGGCCTCGATCATCCGCTCCGGGCTTTCCATCAGGGCGACGACGTAGAAGACTCCGAGGCTCGCCATCACTTTCGCAGTCCACTGGGACTCTTCAATCAAGTGCGTTCCTTTGCGGTAGGCGCCCGCGTAGATGTTCTCGCTCGGCCAGTGGCGGTCAATGACTACCGGACACTCTTTGGACCACTTGGCGGCTAACGCGATTGCTGCAACCTGGTGGGCGTGCATGGCTTTCCTTAAGGTCAGATGGAGTTTTCTCCCATTGAACTTCTTGCAGTAGGCCTCCGCCCAGGTTGTCTTGCCTGTGGCATCCGGTCCCTCGATGATGATGATCGGATAGTTCATTCTTTTATCAGGGCTTCCAAGACCGGAGTCAAGGCATCGGCGAGACCGCCTCCCCACAGGTGATGCAGCTGCAAGAGACCGCTGAGCGCCGGCGGATACATCCGCTCGATCCAATCATGCTTGTCTGGCTCCATGTTTTCTGCGAGGGACAGGTCACGCACGCCGATCGTCCAGATGCCGATCACCCAGTCGAAGCCGTCGCCTGGCTGGTTGCGATAGATGGTTCGGAACTTCAAATCTTGTAGCAGTCCCCGGTCCAGACCGAGCTCTTCTTTGAGTTCGCGAAAAATTCCTTCCTCGAAGGACTCTCCGTGCTCCAGCAGGCCAGACGGGATGGCCAGGCAGTTTTTGGCAGACCGAACGTTTTCGCCCCGGTGCATGATGAGGACCTCGCCGGTGCAAATGTCATATGGGAGGACGCTTACAGTGAAATGCGGCGTGATTTCGTCCAGGCCTCTTGGTGCCGGCTGGCTCATTTGGCCTCCTCGCGTTGCTTCATGAATTCGTCTGCGACACCACGTGAAAATTTAACCAGCTTATCTCGCAAGGCTTCGCTGTCGGTTGCCGGGTTAGCGCAAAGGCCTGAGAGAACTACTAACGCCACGACGTCATGCGCTGTAAGTTCCTCAGCTTCTATTTTTCGATTTTTTCTGATTTGTTCTACTAGGTTTATTTCCATAATTATTTTTTGTAAAAGGGCGAAAGGAAAGCTTCTGAATCCAGGGCAATTCCTGGCATCCACTCGCAGGGTGCCCGCATGATCTCCGTGACGATCTCCAGGGCTTCTTGTCCTTGTGACTTGTGGATCCCGTCGGTGATTCCTTCGTCGTGCACGCAGAACAAAGTCGGAATGCCGGCATCTTCGATCATTAGCATTTTCTCGTAGAAGGCGTCGCGGGCAATCGCCTGGATCATGTTCTCGCAGAGCAGTGAGCCCCACAGTCTGTTGATTCGTCCGGTGGCGAGAACCGCGGCGATCTGTCCTTTAGATTTCCGCAGGTCACGATAGCGCATCACATTCCAGGATGGCAGTTCAATTTCGATGTCGTCGCCGAGGGATCCTTCCAGCAGGTTGCCAAGGCGATTCCAGAGCTGGACGATCTTGCGTTCCTTCCGCCGGAAGTCGTTGACCTGGTAGCGGGAATCTTTGGTAGAAATCAGATGGCCGAACTGCTCCCAGCAGTAGTCGATGAACCGCTTCCAGCCGCAGCCGTAAGAAAGACCGAGCACCCTCATTTTGCAGAGGGCATATTTGTCGGGGTCTTCCTTCTTCAGGTTTTCACCGCGCCAGTGCAGCGTCTGGATAGCGTGGACCTGGTAAACGGAAAGCCCGGAATTGATCAGATCGATCTTTGCCTGGTCATGTGTCACCCACGCGGTTGTTCTTGGCTCGATTTGGGCAAGGTCCGCGCAGCAGAGAATTCCGTCTGAACCGGCATGGATAGCCCGGCGCATATCGATCCGGTCCGCCACCGGCAAATCCCAGACGGTCTGCCCTTCGACAAGCGTCTTGCAGGGAAACGGCTCCCGCTGGAAACCGAAGACATTGAAGCCCTGGTCGCCGGAAGCCCGCTTTGTATGCGAGCCGCAATACTTCTGGGAGAAGTCAATCCGCCCGGTGGCAGGGGAGATCCGGTTTTTCATCGCAGTGAATTTGGTCTTCAAAAGATTGGCTTTCCTCCAACGGCGCATTTCTTGGACATAGCCGAGATCCAGGTGCTCCCGCTCCCAGCGCTGGCAGTCGGCATCGTCTTCCGCCAACGATGTCGGCGCAACGATTCCAATCTTGCGGCATTCTTCGGCCAGGGCGATTGGCGAGAGGACGGCCTTGTCTTCCGAGGTGCCGTTCGCCCAGGGCAAAGCTTTCTTCGCTTCCCAGCAGACCCGCTCCAGTTTGGCGATCGAAGCGTCAATATATTCCTCGTCGGCCGGCAGCCCTCTTAAGACCTGCGCCGTGGTCATGTCAGAAATCCGCTTTTCAATATCCGGCCAAGAATCCGAAAAAGTGTCCCAGAGTTTATAGCACCACTCGGCATCCCGCTCGGCATAGGCAATAATCTCTTTCCAGTCCGGGCCGTTGCGCAGCTCGGCGACCGTCTTGTTTTCCATCTTCTTCCGAGCGTCCTTGGAGATGTCGACGTTGAACAGGGCAGAGACGGCTCCTTTCAAGTCTCGAGGGTATCCCATCCAGGAAGTGAGGTTGGCTGTGCAGGTCCAGGTCTTCGGAGTGTGGATGGCATTCTCCGGATAGTCGTGCAGGAAGCGGCGCCAGACACGCCGGTCGAATCCGGCATTGTGGGACTCCCAGTCAAGGTCTGCGATCTGTGACCAGTCGAACTCGGAAGGGTGCCCGACGAAGCTGCCGCCGTCCACCTGGACAGAGCACAGGTAGATCTCAACTTCGTGGTGCCAGAGATACTGGTCCACGCCCATAGTCCGCAATCCGATTTTCCGCTTCGGGAAGAAGGTGCTTTCAAAGTCAACAGCGGCGTGAGGTCTCATACTTGAAAATCTTCCGGATATTTGGTTGCTTGTGGCTGGTAATTTTCTCCAGCACTTTTACTGCATTTTGAGCAGCTCATTTTAGGAATAACTTCCAAATGAAAATGGGCGTCGTCATAACCACCTGCTTTTTCAGTGTGACCACAATGCTCGCACTCGTAGATGGCTGTGAAGTCCCGACGGCACTGACTAATAATTTGTTTGATATTCATGAAGCGGGAGTATAGTGCATGGTTTTAAAGTTTCCGTTAAGGGCTTCGGCATAGCGGTCGGCCGCCCAACTCGGGAGCTCGTTTCTGCCGGGCCAGAGAAACTCCTGGAAGGAGCAGCACTCCGGCTTCGGCCTGGTATTGAGCGGCAAATCCAGGATGGCTTTCAGCTTCTCGGCCTGCAAGGCGATGTCGGCGGATCCCTGCGCGAACATCCTCGGCAGGAAGTCGTCTTGCAGGGTGCGGACTTCGACCAGGTAGCTAGCCAGTGGGGAGGCCATCCGGTCCTGGATGTCCCGGTGCGCCCCGATCAGGTGCATCCAGCTTATCCGCTTTTTAATATCTTCAGAAAACTGGCTCCAGCAGGCATGGGCCTCGGAGGACATGCTTTTCAGCCGGGCGTCGGAGACTGTCTCCAGCGCGATAACGGCTCCACGGCGGACCGCATTTGACCGCCACACGGCCGGAGGGATGTTTCCCAGGTTTGCACAAGTCCGGATTGTGGTGAACGGCATGTGGGGCAACGTGGTCACATCCCACAGAGAAGCCGGAAACCGGTAGCAGAATCCCTCCGCCTCTACCAACTCGCCGTCCAGCGGGACGCCTGTGACCTGCCACCCAGTGACGCTGTAGGGGTTAGAATATGCCGGAATGTCAAACATGCTAAATTCGGTCTCCGGTTAAACATTTTTTACCAAAAACATAGCAGCCGGCCAGACTGGCGTTCTGCAGCCGGTAACAAGCCAAATCGCCATAAGCGAGCAAAACCGAAGAAGCCGGCTTTCCAGCAGACTGCTTTCCGTGAATATCATAAAAAGCCATGCGGCCTTCTAAAAACAAAAGCCCGTCTGCCTGCCAACCGCTCGCAAAAAACCCCCTCGTCTCGACCCGGGCAAAAACTAAAGCTATTCCGTTGGCATGCCTTTGCATCTTGGCCAGCCATTTATATGTTTCTTTTCCGTAAGGCGGATTGCACCACACAAAGCTTTTGGGCTTCCAGGGTGTAACAAGTCCATCTTCTTTTTCGGTAAACTGAAGAGTTGCGGTTTTCCAGGGCTGTCCAATAGCGGCGCAAGGGTCCAAGTCAAATGGCCCCAGCTTTTCAAGAAGCCGGGGCGGAGTCAACCAGGTGTTGGTCGCTCCTTCGATCGGCTTCTCGTAGTTGAAAGATTTTGAAACTGGCATGAAAATCGTAGCAGACTACAAACTGCTTTTCGGGTTGGTCTTGCAGCAGAATTTGAATTTCTTCCCGCTTCCGCAGCCGCAGGGAGAGTAGAGCCGAATCTGCAAGTCCGCTTTTTCTTTTGCCGTCAAGTCACGCTTGACTGGAATCCAGTTGCCAGTTGCCGGCCGGTCGGTCAATTCACGTATTTCGCCAGTGTCAGTATTCATAAAATGGGAGCAGACTTTAACCGGTCTGCCAGCGGGTGTCATGAACGACGGCCAGGAATCCACTCTAAGCCGCCGACCAATTGTTCAGCCCAAGGACAGGACCCACTCGAGGAATTCCGGGTCCTTGTGCTTTCCGAGGTTTTTGAAGCTGGCCACCGTGACGATGTTGCCAGACTTCTTCTGCTTCTCGCGGGAGGCCGTCATGGCCAGCATCGAGTGCCGGCTGTCCGGCGCCAGCGAGGAGCGCGACTGCGAGATTAGCCAGCGGCCGGAGCTTGTCGCCCGGTAGTTGACCCCGCTGAAGCGCATCTCCGCCAGAGCGAAGGCGCGGTCGCCGTGCTCCAGGTTGAACACCGGATCCGGGTCGATGTATTCCGGCTGCTCCAAGAGGAAGAGCGAGAACAGGACGGGATCCACGGTCGGAGGCTCGTCGCCGTCCCACTCGGTGGTGAAGCCGGCTTCCATGACGGCCTCGGGGGAATCAAAGATGAGCGGGATGACGCCCTCCTTGTATTCCTCGTCGCTGAGCTTCTGCTGGAACTTTTTCCGGCCGGTCATGAGGATCATGTTCAGCGCGTCGAAGCCCTTTTCCCAGATGAGGATCTCGCCGTTGAGCACGATCTGCCCAGTGGAGAAGCCTTTCTCCTCGAGGTCGGCGGAGTTTGCCTGGACCATCTGGATTCGCGGACGCATGAGGTCTTTCGCATCGATGGGTCCGTCGATGGCGCCGAAGTGCATGGCCTGGTAGACGACCGGCGCGCGGTCTTCCGCGTCGACAGGAGCTTTCTCCTCGCGCTTGGCCAGGACCTTTTTCTTCGGAGCAGGAGTTTCCTCCTCTTCTTCGACTTCCTCCTCGACCGGGGCGGCTTTCTTTTTGAGGACTTTCTTCGGGGCGGGAGCTTCCTCCTCTTCCTCTTCGGTTTCCTCTTCTTCCTCGACCGGGGCGGCTTTCTTCTTGAGGACTTTCTTCGGAGCCTCTTCTTCGGCTTCCTCCTCCTCTTCTTCGACGGGCTCAGGCTTCGCGGTCGGTCCGGCGCCGAGGCGCTTTTTCACGAGGACTTTTTTCGGGGCCTCTTCGGCTTCCTCCGCTTCCTCCTCTTCGACTTCCGGGGCGACGGCTTTTTTCAGGAGCAGCTTTTTCTTAGGAGTCGCGGCCTGCTCTTCGCCGGATTCCTGTGCGTCGTCGTCGGCCTTGCGGCGGAGCGACAGTTTTTTTATTGCCATATTATTTAGGATTTGGGTTGATTATTTCTGGCTAGTTCCTTCAACGCCGCGAGCAAACCGGTCTCGTGTCCGTTTTTGCAGCCACATCAAAGATTCTTCCAGCGCAGTCAGGGCAAGCGCATTTTCGCGGCAGGCATACAGACCAGCCTGGAATGAGCGCAGACGATCGATCTGGATTGCCATGAGCGCCTCGCCGCTGATTCCGTTTACGCCTGCTTCTTGGATCGGTCCGTTCTGGAACTGGATATGGGTTTCTCCACACGGCGACTTCCCAGAGGGGTGGCTTGAATCCGCCATGTGCGTGATTGCATATTTGTGGCAAGCCCCACCATCTCCGGGCTTGTCGAGGACTGTAATGTCAAGGGCTTCGTTCAGCCCGTTCAGAGCCCGTTCAGCCCGTTCAGTTTGTGGTCAGTTATACTCCGCATATTGTTTGTTTTATGGGTTGTGCCTTACGGATTAACCTTTCGGTTGGATCTCAAAAAGGCGTGTTGCTGTTTCGCCGACGGTGGCGTCCTTGAACGTGTCAAGGGCCTCGTCAGAAATTTCAAAGCCCAGGGCCTCGTCCATGTAGAGCACGAGCTCGATGGTGTCCAGGCTGTCGGCGCCAAGATCGGTTTTGATGTTGGCTTCTTCGGTTGCCATTTCAGGCGTGACTCCTTTCAGATGATCACAGAGGACTTTCTGAAGGACTTCGAGTATTTGGGCGCGGGTTTTCATTAAACTTTTTTCTTCCTGGAAAGCTGCAAATACCGGGAAGGCTCGCCGTTGGTCATGAGGCCTTCCTCTTTCAGCAGGGCGACAAACTCGTCGGCGGCTTTTCCCTTCTCGCCTTTTTTCGTTTTGTCTTCCACGAGGTTTTTGATGGCGGTGGTCGAAACTGTGCACGCCAGGATGAACTCTTCCTTGGTCACTCCTTTGGCCTTCAGAAGGTCGTAGACGGCCAGCGGGTCGGCAATGGCGGGCTTCCCGGCTTTCTCAACCAGGTTCAAGCCGTCGCCCAGGCGGCCGGTGTCATAGACGGCCAGGGCGAATCTTTTCAGCTTGGTGAGGTATTCTTCCATCGGTTTGATCCAGCGGAACACTCTTAAAACTTCATCAGGATCCGCAGACTCCGGATCGTCGAGGGCAGAAATAGTTACAACCGGCACTTCGAACAGATTGCTCTCGTTGGCGAGCCGGACCATGTAGGCCTGCCAGACGGGGCAGGTTGCCTGCATCGCGCAGAAATTGCAATTGTCCTCGTCGCTCTTCAGCATCGCCGCGTCCCGGGTTTCAAGATACTTGTGGCGGCGTTTGATGATGGCTCCGAGCTGGGTTTTGATGATATTGAAGTCCGGCGTTCTGCGCAAGACATGCGTCTCGTCCTTGTTGAGGGCCGGCTGCTTCAGTCTCAATACCACCTCTTGTAGGGTTGGAATCTCCAGGAAGAGCCCGAGGCCATAGGAGCGGAACTGGATGTTGTCTTTGACGGGCTCCACCTCCCACTCGCCGAATTTGAAGTCGGTCAGCTCTGCTTTCTTCGGGTTTTCATCTTCATCCACTTCGAGGATCAGAACGCGGTCTAGGTGGCCTTTCTCGAAATGCTCAAGGCCGAGAGGCGTGAAGTCCAGCTCCATTTCGGAGATCGGCTCAAAAGGTGAAAGCTTCTCTTCTTCACGCAGGAAAACCAGCATCTCCTTGGCCATTTTCAAATCGTCTTCCGTGACGTTTTCGGGGACGACTTTCGGGATCTCGCCGGTTTCCATGATCTCGTGCAGGAAAGTTCCTCGCAAAGAGGCTGTCGAATCGCCTTCGATGTTTTCCCAGCCCGGACAGATTTGCAGCGGCTTCAGCTTGGAGGGGGAGATTCTCGAATGCTTGCGGTCTTGTTGTTTCAGTTTCATAAAAAGATAGCGTAATAAATAACATAGAGCCAAGAACAAAGCCCGTGTAGAATAGCCCACAAAATTGAATGACTCAAGCTCCAAGATATTGTTACAGCCAAAACACAGCCAAGCCCTATTCCGGATTCAGTTGCGGTTCCTTTTAAGCTACTAGGCTTTGTCATAGAATAAAGGGAAGGGTGTTTTTCAAATCGTCGGCAGCGCCCTGGGCGGAAATAAACTCCAATGAAATTCCGTAGTCTGCAAGAATCTCCTTGCCGTCGGTGTCGTGCTGGTATTCTCGGCCGTAATAGACTTTTTTGACGCCATGGGCCGCAAGCAGTCGAGCACAAGGACCACAGGGGAGCAAGGTCACGGCCACAATCTCCACCTCGCCGCGCTTGGTCAACGATACCAGATTCTCTTCAGCATGAATAACTTTTTTCCTTCTGTTCTCGTCGGAGTCCCACCAGGTGAAATCGACTTGGGATCCGGCAGCGAGCCCGTTGTAGGCCGTGGCAATGCAGCGATGATTTTTGTCCAGGGCGCAGGCACCGGTTTTCCTCGAAGGATCTTCTGACCGAGAAGCCGCCGCGACCGCCAGGAGCATCGCGTATTCCGGGATGCCGATTCTGAAGAGTTCGCCGGAAGACGGGATCTTCTTTGAGGCCAGCTCCTCAATGGCCAGGTAGAACTTTGGAAAATCTTTATCCAGGTCATTACCACCAAACACGTCTACAAACTGCCGAATCAAAGTCAACTCGCGGTAGGGCTTCCGCATAGATCGCTGTCGCCGAAACTCTGCGAGTGCAACGGTCGCAAATTTTTTAATGGCCGGATATTGGTCCATCAAAGTCAACAGGCGCTGGCCGTAAGAGGCAGGAGATTCTTTGCCAGGCGTGCCAAGACACCTTCCACGACAAAGCGGACTGCAGCAGTCGGAAGAATGTCGAATAATCTGGTTGCTCATGACAAGTGCGAGGTTAGGTATAGCTGGCTGCCAAGTAAATATATTTTTACTGCGAAGTTTTCAGACCACCCTTTGGGTTAAACCACAACATCCACCTTGATGGCGGCGTGCGGATCATATCCCACAACTTCCAGCTTCGTGTGGTCCCAGTCCCAGAAGGTTTCGTTGGTGACCCGGACCGACGGCGACCGGCGGCAAGTGCGGCAGAGGATCTCTTTTGCCCCCGCCAGCTGGTTTTCATAAAAGTGCGTGTCCCCGAAGAATCCAGTGATGGTCCCTGGCAGCAGTCCGGCATGCTTTGACAGGAGCAGCAAGAGGAGGGCATAAGAAGCCATATCGAAGGGCACCCCGAGAAACCAGTCCGCCGACCGCTGATACCAATTGAGATGCAGCCTTCCGTCGATTCTTAAAACCTGCCAGAGAATGTGGCACGGCGGCAAAGCTTGCTCTTTCAAGGCGCAGGGATTCCAGGCCGTGCAGACCATTCGCCGTGAGTCCGGATCGTCATGCAATAAGTTAAGGATCAAACTGACCTGGTCAATGCCCTGCCGGTTGAAGTCGCGCCACTGTGCCCCGTAGATCGGACCCAAGTCTTTCTCCAGGCGCATTTGTGCTCTTGTCTCGTCAGAATGCCCGTAGGGAACTTTCATCGGGTTACAAAAGGCGGACCAAATTTTGCAGCCACGCTCTTCATACCAGGTTTTGTCGGTGATCCCTTTAAGGAAGCCCTCGAGCTCCACGGCGACGATGCGCAGCGGGACAGACTTTAAAGTCAAAAGTGGAAAGCCGTTGATGAAGTCATGGACCACCATGCTGGATGGAACCGCTTTCGTCCGAACTCCTGTGCGGTTTTCCCGCCAGGCGCCGAAGGTGGTGATCCGTCTTGTGGTGTTCTTGTAGTCGTTGTCGAAGTTTTGCATGGTTTTATTTGGTTGGTTTTCTGGACAGTTTTGAATATGCTTTTGAATGCGGGCTTGTAGTTCCTCCGGAGATTCATTTTCCAGCCGGGCAAGGCACATCCGCTCGCCGCACTGGCAGCGGTAATAGCTTAACTGAACTGGGTAACAAATTTCATCGGTTAAAACATCCCACCAGCAGTTAGCTCCCCATCCATCAGAGCGTTTAAATTTTGAAGTCTTGTCTCAACAACGCGGGAAATTTTTTCTTCGATGCCGCCGGCCGAATAGACCAGACGCTGCACCACTGGAGTTTTCCCTCCAGAACGAACCGTGCGGCCGTGGACCTGGATCAGCGTGACCGCCTTGTAGGTTGGAAAGATGATCACGTGCCTCGGAGAATCTCCGATGACGTCGTGCAGGTCGATACTCTCTGAAGCGGCATCGATCTGGCATAAAACTAAAGAAACTTTCCCGCTCTGGAACTTGTTCATCTCGTCCTCGGCTTTCCCTTTGAACCAGGCGCCGGCAATCACCGAAAAATTTCCCTTGACCCTGGCCATCACAACTTTGATGGTTCTTACATACTGCATGAAAACCACCACGTGCTCGCCGGCTTCCAGCAAGTCCTCGATTTCCTCAAGCAAAACCGGGACCTTCATCAGCTCCGACCGCTGACGTTCCCGAATAGCCGAAACCGCCGTCGGCACTTCGCTGTCGTGCTTTTCCTCGTCGGCGATCTCCTCGTCACGGATTTCATCCAAGAAAGGCATCAGCCAGCCGGGCGGTTTGGGAGGAATATCCCAGAGCTCAACGTAGGTTTCGCACTCCGGAAACTCGCCGGCGTCCATCAAATCTTTTTTCCTCAGCCGGACACCCCAAGGATCGGATCCGGAAAACAAAGTCTTGTGCAGTCCACCAAGCACCCGCTCACGATCCCGCTTCCGGAAATACATCCCTCCGAAAGGACTTTTTCCGCAGCCGGATTTCCGGCACCAGAGCCAGAAGTCTTCACCCAAAGTGTGGAGCCCGGTGCAGAAGCCGACTGACCGCATCTTCAAAGGGGAATCCGCGACCGTGGCCGACAAACCTAAAACGTAAGCCAACGGACACCGTTTCGCCGCGATCACCAGCTCGGCGTTCTGCGACTTGATTGCCCCGCCCGCGTGGATCTCATCGATGATCACCAACGTCGGTTCTTCAAGCCTTAAGTTGAACGTCATGACTTTCCGCCGGTTGTTCATGATCGGCAGGAAAAACTCGTTTTTTCCGCGGGCCTTTTCCCAGGACATCACAAAGACCGGCTTCAAGTTGAATAGGGCCAGAGCTTCAGTCCATTTGGTCTTGGCTTTTGCCCGGCAGATGACGGCTATCGGGGGCGAATCGAACTCCAGGGCGGCGGCGATCGCGTGAAAAGTTTTACCAAGCCCGCAATCAGAACCATCCAAGGCGAACCTTTTCGCGGCCAGGATCTCCGCCAAAGCCTTCCCGGCTTCTTTCTGGTAGTTTCTAAAGGAAAAGGTTTTGGCGGTCATGACGGCGATCCTGGCTCCGTTAAGACTTGACGATTCCGGCAGAAGCTCTCTTCAAGCCGCGTTTCAAATTGGCTTTGACTTTTGCATTGTGCGCCTGCAAAACGGCCAGGGCTTTGAGCTGTCCGGACCGGAAAATGATTTGCCGCTGTGCCGGCCATGCCGCAGGCGGCTCCGGCGCATTCAGATGAATTTTCCCACCTGCTTTCAATTGGTCCATGATCGAGTTGTGCCCCTCGACGAAGCAACGCTTGTTTTGGTAAGACGCCCAGCACAATTTCAGGGCGTAACCCAAAGCACAAATGACGACAAGCCAGAGGAAGATGAGAATTCCGGTCGTTAGGATCCAGTGGAGGACTGCGATGGTGTTGTTCATAAATCAGTTCTTGCTGGATTGCTGCGCAGCTGCGGCTTTGGCAGCCTTTTCATCGGCACGCTCTTTCAGAGTGGCTAGACAAAAATCGCTGAGCTGCTCTTGCATCACCTCGATCGTGGCATAGCTTTCTTCAGGTTGCATGGTGCTCAGACAAAGTGTGAACACCGTCGACGCCTGGAGCATCCCAGCAGCGAAAGCTCTTGTAATCTCCCGCTTTTGCAGGTCAGAAAGCGGGACGTCATAGACAGCTTGCATGTATTCGGCGGCCGCAAGCTGTGGATCCGTGAAAAGAGGAATGACCTTAGACATATTATTTCTTGGTATACTCTTTCGAGCAGGGTTTCCAGTTCTTAGTGTCAAGGGCATATTCCCAGTCACCTTTCGCAAGTTCTTCCCACGTAAACAGGCTGTCACTAAGCACTATTCCTGTTTTCTCAACTCTACACAATGTCCAGAATGCAACATCAGGTTGATCGTGCAGATGCCGGAATACTGTTCCAGGCATAATGTCAGCGGCTTCTAAAGGCACAAGTTTTGGAGTAAGCTTCCGAAGAAAGCTAGCTGTGTGCCCAACTTTTCCAGTTGTCAGGAACCTGTGACACGGTGCGCACAGGTCCCCAATAAAGACTCCCTGGTCTCTGTGGTTCTGGCATTCGAACACAAGGCATTTATTTTGAGCAGGCATACTATTTCTTTAGTTGGATTTTCTTTGGAGCTGTCTGCTGTTTCACGAGTTTGGCAAACCGGGCATTGGCAGATTCAATATCCCGGCAAGTGAAACCCTTGGAGCCCCAGTCCTCGTTGCGAGGCATGAACTCGGCGGGTGGGAAAAACTCGTTTCCAAAACGATAGCCATTGTGGCTTTGAACGATAGCGACTTCATAGCCGTCATACATCTCGGGCTTGGTCTTGTGGATCAGGACGACGTCGCCCTGACGTTGTAAAACAACGTGGTCGAGTCCTTCCTTGCGGAATTTTGTTGGTAGTTTTTTCATACGTGGATTCCTTGTCTGCGGGCTTTGCGGAGTTGGGTGATGCGACGTCGGGTGACGGTTGCACGGTAGCTTGTCTTGCCGTTGGCCCCGTGCCTGGGATTCCAGCAAGTCCACAAACCGGTTTAGCATCTTGATTTTGCGGCGGAGTTTCATTGCCTTAATACCTCCCAGGCCACAATTGGAGCGATCAATGCACCCGTGACGCATCCGATAGCGATTCCAGCTTTTCCGAGCAATAGCCACATCAGAATTACTGTTACTACCCAAGCACTAAGACTCCAGAAGATTGCTTGTTTGTCGATCCGGCTCATTTTTCGAAGAGGGAAAGTTGTTCGACTTCTCCGGTGACGGAGATGGGCAGAAAATATCCGACGGCCGTGAGAAATTTCTCCCGGACCACCAGGCAAGTCTCACCGGTTTCACGATTGACCATCAATCGGCCGGTGACGGGCCACAGAAAATTGTAGATATATTCTGTCTTGATGGTTTCGAATCCTTCGGAATGCAGATGCCCCACGATTTCGGCAACTGACGGCGCGTGGATTTCGAGGAAGAACTGCCCTTCTTTCAAAGCGTCGCGATTGATAAAGTGTTGCGCGGCTTCTTTCGCTTGGATAAAAGAGGAATACTGCGTCGCATGATGTGCTCCGACTCCGTCCCAGTAGAAACCATGTTTCCAGACCGGAGAGTCCGGACACTCTGAAAGCCAGTAGCCCCGGTAACCGTCCTTGAAGTCGCGGATGCTGTAGAAGATTGCTTGGTTACTCATGTTCCAGGGAATCGGTTAGTTGTTCAACTTCGGCGGCTTCGCTATCGGTCAAGTCCCGATCGCCAGCGGCCAGGAGGATGGCATTGATTTTGCCAATGTCGCTTTGTTCCGGTCAAGCCGGGTGGATTCAATTTTCATGACAAGGAGGAGTATACCTGGCCGCCAGCTACGTTGTAAATAAAAACTTTCAACTATTTTCGTATGCCTCGGCCAGGGCAAGAAAGGCTTTTTCAGACAAGATAGCCAAGACCATATATTCCATCCGCCGCTGTGTTCCTTTCATACCCAAAACCCGCATCTCATATGTGGCGGTTTGCATACAGTCAGCCAGGCTTCTCGGCTGTGGCTCAGGAGTAAAAATCGGTTTTGGTGGAATCGCAACTTGCCAAATTGGCTGCGGGCCACAGAAAAGAACTTTTCCATGAACCGGTCCGCCAAGAAATACTCTAAGCCCTGGATCCATTTTCCTGGTCCGGTCCAGAATCCCGATTTTCCACAGAGCGGATATACCGCAGAGCCGTCTCGTGCCGGGTTTCGTCTTCATACCTGGAGCCGACCGCCAGGAGGAGTTCGTTGTATTGAGTTTGAACACGACGAAGCTCAAGGCCTGGTATATACAAGACCTGCTGTCCACGGCCAGGACAGATCTGGCGCTGAAAGTCTCCAGCCTTCAATGCTTTCCCCAGAGCTGAGGCAATTTGGTAGCCGGTCAGCTCTTCACAATACAAGTTGTGCTGCTGGACCAGGCGCATGAGACTGTCATGGAATTTTGCTTCATCGAATTTGAAGCCCGGCAAGACGACTGGATTTGCTGGAGCTTGATCACGCCAGATACTATTTTTCACCCAGTCTCCGTTCTTGTCTTGCTCGAGCGGCAGCTGGTGATTCTTGGGATCAAGCTCGGCAATAGCTCGGTCCAGGGCGGCGCGGCGGGCGGAACCAGGCTCCATCCAGTCCCGCAAGTTTTCCAATTCGGTGATGTCTTCTGGTTTCATTTTCTTAAATTCCACCATTCGAGATTTGGGTCAATCATACAATCGAGGAAAACCAGGTGCGCATCTGGGCGAAGGTTTGAAAGTTGTCGATAGACAGGATCGCCGCCTCGAAGTCTATCCCAAGGAGTTCGCAGTATTTCTGGATGGCAAGCTTGGCCGCAACTTTCGGCGGGCGGATCCACTTCTTCGTGTTTGGGTGGTAGGTGCCGCGGTATTCCTTGACGGCGTTCTCTAGCTTCTTCAGTTTTTCTGCGCGGTTCATAAGGTTTCCCTTTCACTTTCTGGGTCAATTTCAAAATCCTCTAGCGATAGCTCGTGTTCCTTATCACAAGTCCAACAACTCCACACCATATTTTGTTTCTCCTCTTGAGTCAGCTCATGCGGAGTATCACAATGCGGACAGAATTTTGTCATAGAAATTCTGCTCCTGTTAGTCGTTCAGTGTGTTGAGTTGCCCGCATCCATGCCCTCCCCACCGAATAAGGGTCGTCCTTGTAGGCTCTCAGCCTGAGGCTCTTCCAGTTCTGGTCCCAGCACCAAAGCTTGTTCTCTCCCTTGGGATACATATATCTGGAGACTGCGTGTCCCCACTTCTCGGTCTGGAGGAGTAGCACGTTGGCCTCTACACCCTTTCCCCTCAAGCCCTCGGTCATCGCTATCGCTTGGGGTAAACAGTCGTTGCCGTATCGGAAGGGGAGTCCACTCCCATGGTTAGCGCATCCTGCGAGTATCGCGCAAGGCGCAAGTGCGAATATCGCAGAACACGCGAGCGAACGGACAGTGGAGCCAATGCTACTCATGGCTCACTGGTCTGTTCGCAGAAGAAAAGTCCCCTGCCGTCGGCGAGATGCTTGGGCAGTATTCCACGCCGTCTTTTTCGTCGGTGTTCAGGTCCCCGCCCATCCATACGCTTGTTGATTCTTGCCCGAGAAGGATTCCGGTTTCACGATGGATGATCACCGCGAAGTCATTGCAACCTCCCGAGAAGAGAACGAGTCCGTTTGCATCAAGCATCTCCGCGAGCTTCTCGGCCTGCTTTTTGATCGCCCGCAAAGAACTCTGCGAACAAAGCGAGCGAGCCAATCCCAGCCCGCCGCATGTCGAAGTCCTGAGATCATTTCGAGCTCTCCCGAGTTGCGGAGCGCGGCCCCTGGCTGGGATTGCTCCTCTCTGTGTTGGGCAAAATTTCGTCATACTCTTAAAGGCGGTTTTCGTATTTCTTGCGCATCTTGTCAATGCTCTTACGCTGCCCGTCAGAAAAATGCTTTCTTGAAAGGTTGGAGGATAGGAAGTCCGCCTCCCAGTCGGAGATCTCGATTGTCGTGCTGTCGTCGAGGTCTTGCAGGAAGTTATTGCGCAGAGTATCCATGGCCTCCTGTGCCAAGGGATTTGCCGGCTTCCTAGAGAAAGTGCTTCCTTTGCGGACTTGAGGTCGCTGCGGCCGTCTTGCGCGTGGAGACGAGCCTTCGTCGAAGTCTTCTGAACCGTCGATTGATCCGGAGAATGCCATATTATTTCTGATTGGTTGGGAATGCTGTGGCGTCAAGCATCTTGAAGAATGGACTTGGCTTGAGAAGCTTATTTGCCATGTGCTGGGCGATCCTGTCTGACTCGCGGGCAAGGATTCCTGGAGAAAAGTGCAGCGCAACAACCCCGCCGGCATAGCTGAAGGTAATTACAAAAGCAAATGGGTCCAGCAGGTCGCTCCGCATGTCGGAAGCCTTACGGCGTGGTGGGATGCCAACCTGCTCGCAAAGATCTCGGAGTTATTTGAAAGAAAGCCGACAAACAATCTCTTGCTTGAAAGCGTCTGGAAAATTGGATAGCATTATTTTGGGAGAGCAAACAGATTGTGGTGGCCAGTAAAATCGGAGTGACCAGCAAGACGACGATAATGGAGATGAAGAGGCTCACTACTTTTTAGGAGTAAAGTTCCAGCGCTTCTTCGCTGAGGCTAGCCCTCCGCGACGCCGGGCGTCTTTGTCTTTGCCACCAACCAGGCCGCCGATTTTTCCGCGGATGGACATGAGCTCGGACTGCGTGAAGCGGCCGGTCTTCAGCAGCTCCTGCAGCCTTTTGATTTCCCGCTTCCGGGCGGTTGGGTGCATTTTCATATTAGCATTCCTCGTAGGCCCCTGCCGCCTCTTCGCCTTGCAAGTCGATGCTTTTTGTTAACGTGACCGACTGGTCTTTGCCTCGTTCCCAGGTGAGCGTGATCGTCCCATGGATGACGGTTGTGATGATGTTTTTCTTGTAGCGCCCACCACCACCGTCTTCACTTTCGCCGCCTTTTTCTTCAACTTCCACCGTCACAGCGTCGTCTTCATTTTCAACCAGGTTCAGAAGCTCCAGTTGGTTGGGTTCAGGCAGCTCATTAAATCCTTCGAAAGTGCAGACCTCAAAGCTTTCTTCCAAGTTGAGGTCAATACTCTTCAGCTCAGTGGAACAGTCGGCGCAAGCCCGGACAGCCCGGACTTCCGCTGTGATCAAGACAGCTGTCCCGGAAAATGAAGCCTCGAAGGAATTGATTTCCGGATCCTGGTTTTCCAGGCCGGTGAACTTATTGCAATCTGGACATCTCATAATTTTATAAAGTAGAAATTTGCCGCGTCCGGAGGGTTGAACTGCCGGAGCGGCGTGGGTCTGGGCTAAGCTTACGACTTGACTTCGCCGTTTGCGAACCAGTCTTCGAGCAAGCCTTGGAACTCCTCGGCGCCGAGGTTCTCATCAGCCCAGGCTTTGATTTCGGAATACTTCCTCAAATCGCGCAGGGCGGCGTTGGTGGTGCGGCGTGCCTCGGGATCCTCAATCGCCTGGATGATGGTCCGGACGACGGAGCGGGTCCGCAGGTTGTAGGGCAGCTTGATCAGTGGGCGCTTCGCCTTTTCAGGCTTGGGCGCGGCTTCCTTGCCCGGCTTGTCTGCAGGCGGGTTTTTCTTGGTTGAAGTTTCCTTGGCGGCCACGGCTTTCGCCACGGCTGCGTTTTCCTTCACAAGTTTGGAAGGCTTCTTTGGCTTCGCGACTTTCGCCGCTTTTGGCAATACGTCTGGCATTTTGTTATTTCCTTTTTCCAGTGGGTTTTGTGTTCTTTGCAACCAGACTGGAGGCACGGCTGTAAGAAGAAATCTTGATGGCCAGGACTGAGTCGTTGGGACAGCGGACCTGGATGGCATCGGAAGGAATGCTCAGAGAGAACGCTGAGAAGTGGTGGTTCTTCGAGGATTCCCAGTTGCGGTGAAGAGACGCCGCGGAAGTAAACCCGTATTCGGAATTTTTCGGATTCAGGCAGACCAGGATCAGCCACTCTGCTGGGAGATACTCCAGCGGCAGCCTGTTGTTGGGATCCAGGACTGAAGCGAAATCGTCAGGCAAGGGAAGGAAGTCAAACATTTTGATCGACTCCTTGCATAGAGTGGCGGTCGTTGGCGGTGGTGCGGTCCAGGTAATCAAACGAGCTGCGGCCGAGGGCGAACCCACACTCCTTCTTGCTGGCGGCATCCTCGGCCTCTGAGACGAGCTGCTGATCTTCGGGAGCCAGGGCCTTGAATTCCTCCGAGGTGAGATCCGAAAGGCCGTCACGGTCGACGTGGACCTGCTGTCCGGTGGATAGTGTGACTTTCATTGAAGATTCCGGGCAATCCCGGCTGTTGGAAGTGTTGAAGTACTCATGACAGAGGAAGGAATACCTGGCTGCCAGTCAGAAGTAAATAAAAACTTTCAACTATTTGGCTTCTTGGGATGGAGGCTCCACAGGTTTCTTTGAGAGGTGCAACTTGGAAAGCGGAAGCTTTATCCCAAGCGGAGCGACTTCGGCGGAAGGTTTTTCGAAGAAATGAACCACACCACCCATCTCATGCGGACAGGAACTCTCGTTGTCTGGCACGACTTCCGGCGGGCAGACTTCTTTTGGATTTTCAAATGATTCTTCCATATTAAGATATGTGAGCGAGCGGCTCGGTGCCTTTTGCTAGTCCTTCGAAGAGCAAGCGTTTCCTGCGGGCTTTCCAATTGATGGTCGCGCCTTCTTTCGGCTGGAACACCGGGGGAAGATGCTTTAATTTCTCGAGAGCGTGCGGACCGGTGCGGGCCAAAGCCAGTTCCTCGCGGGCCTGGATCTGCATCCGGCTGAGCCAGTCTTTCTGCCTGGCGATGAACTCGTCTGGAGTCTCGCCTTCCAGTTTTCCGTCTTCGTAGATGTCAAGGAACTCGGAGTTGAAGAATTCCATTTTCTCCGCAGCAGGCGTCGACCGAGAACCGGCATGCGTCCAGTCGGAAGCCAGGACCGTGAGCTTTTCCAGCGCCTCTTTAATATCAGCGAGCCGTTGCTGCGCGGCAAGAATCGAAGTGCGCCTGGTGAATTTGGATTCTTTTTCGAATACGGCCATCTCCTTCTGTTCTTTCTTTGCAAGCTGCCGTTCTGCTCCGCCCCGGCGCTGCGCCTCAAGGAATTTGCCACGAAGTTCAAGGATCCGCATCTCAGCTTGAGCCAACTGTGTGGCATGCTTGGTCTGCAAGTCGATTTTTTCCTGCGCCTGCTGGGCAAGCTGCCGGGAATGCTGGGCGGAGAGCTCGAATCTTTCCTGCTTCTGGCAGGCTTGAACGGTGACCAATGCAGCTTTGGCCATGTGCAATTCTTCCAGGGCTTGGGTTTCGGAAGCCTGGACGATCTCGGCTAAGGTTTTCTCCTGGACTTGTAGGCTTTGACTGTTTCCGGCTCCTTCTGGTTGGGCCCGAATCAGACGTGGCCGACTGGGTTTTTCACTGTGAGGTTGCGTATTTAGTTTAGGTCCAGCTATTTGAGCCAGTGGTTGGTTGGTTGTTTCCATAAATTTATTGGTGGAGGATCAAGCATAGAATAACCGAAACTCTATTATTGTAAATAAATATAAACCATAATATGGGGGGGCATGACTATTATATAACATACCACCCCCCCCCTATTTATATTTATATTTTTTCTTCATATATATTTTAAACCTTTGTTTGATCCTCCACAGAATCTTCTGTGTAGTTTGTCTTTGGATTTCCCGATTAGCTGAATTGTTGACAGACTGACAGCGGATGAATAACTTCATAGGAGTCGACCCAGGTAAGACCGGCGGACTCTGTTTGCTCGAGCCAAAACTTCGTGGTAAAGGATTAAACGTCGTAGAAGGCTGCAAGATGCCGGACACCGACACTGAAATCTGCGAAGTTCTTTTGGACTGGTTGCCGCAGTGCCGCAGAGTTTATGTCGAGGCTGTTCCGAAGTTTGCCGGGGAGAACCGGTCCGCGGCCTTCATGTGCGTCCTGTATGGAAACTATCGAACAATCACCGGCGCAGTCACCATGTATCAGCTTCTCCACAAGAAAGACTTGCTGGTGGAAATGCCGCTGCTGCTCTGGATGAATCAGATAATCCCACAGAAGGAAAGGTCCCGGGACCGGGCGATCCGGAAAGGCCAGCTGAAAGCCGCTACCGAACAGAAATGGCCGGCCTGGAAGTGGACGGCCGCGACTTGCGACGCGCCGTTGATCGCGGAGGCTGGGTATTTGCTTGGTAGATAATTTCGCTTTTCATTCGTTGGCTTCAAGAGCTATCCTTTGAAGCATGACCGTTAGGAACAGCGTCCGGCTCACTCCGGCTCAAATCGAGTTCGTCAACCGCCACATCCTGGACGGAGAAGCGCTTGGTCTGGCTTTCCTCAATTCTTTTCCCCAGCTCACCGCAAATTGGAATCCGAGAGATAAAGGTATCCGGCTATCAATGGCCTGCCAGGCCGCAAGCCGGCTTCTCGAAAAGCCGCACATCAAGCGGTATGTCAACGAGCTGATCGCAAAAGCCAAGAGGAAAGCGGAGCGGTCAAGATTTCTGTCCCTGGAAGAAAAGCGGGAATTCCTTGCGAATGTCGTCCGCACACCGGTCGGTGACGTGGATGAGTTCAGTCCGCTTACCCAGGAAGTTACACACGCCGCGGATGGATCCCGGAAGATCAAGTTGCCGGATAAGCACCGTGCCTTGGAGCTCGATGCCAGGCTTATGGGAGAATTCCAGGACACGGTGCGGTTGGACATCGGGGAGAAGATCATCAAACTTGCGACCGAAGTTGCCTGATGCCTCCGTCGCACAAGTTCATGAAGACCGGGGTGCGTCGGCCGGTGCCGACAGTTTCCCAGCAGATACGGGACCGGAAGGCCGACAAGGTTTTGCCAAGTGAAGAGTATCTCCGCCGTGCATACGCCCTCCGGCAAGCCCACACCGACGCCGGTGACATCTTCGGTCCGGCGGAGTATATCATCAAGCATTGCCTCAAAACTCCGCAGACGGGCGAAATCAAGCTGACGACGAGAGAAGCGGAATTTCTGGTTTGGAAATATATCCAGCGGATGCTTGACGTCGAGGAGTATAAGGCCGCGGCAATCGTCTGTTGGGGCCCGGAGCTCTTCACTCCCGAGCCGCATTGCACACAGCTCGTGTGGGACGCCCTGGAGACGCACTCAAAAAACTTGATCATGGGCGGAGGTTCTTTGAGCAAGAGCTACAGCGGTGCGGTTTACTTCGGCCTCGATTACATTCGGGATCCGGAGTGGACCTGCCTGAAGGTGATGTCGGTGACCGCCGCGCATGCTGTGACGAACATCTTCGCGCATCTGAAAAACCTGCTGCAGAGCACGATTGTTCCAGTTCCCGGACTGGTGGTCAAGACGGACTCGATCCGGGTGAACAATGACGACAAGCAGGGAATTCATCTGGTCTCAATTCCGCAAGGCGATGATGGGAAAGGCCGGCTTCGAGGATTTCATCCGGTGCCGCGGCTTCGAAGTCATTGGCGCTTCGGCCGTCTGAGCCGTATCGGCCTGCTGCTCGATGAGGCGGAGGAAATTCCGGACGGCGTGTGGGAGGATGTCAACAACGTCCTGCTCACCGAGGAGGCCGACGACAGCCACGTCAAGGTGATGGCCGCGACGAACCCCAAAGACCGGCATTCGAAATTCGGTCGTAAAGCCGAGCCGGAAAACGGCTGGTCAAGCGTCGACATCGACATCGATGAGACCTGGGAATCGTCTGAAGGCTGGCATATCACACGGCTGGATGGCGCCAAGTGCGAGAATGTTGTGCAGGAGAGGATCGTGTTTCCTGGGCTGCAGACGCTCGACGGCTTCAACAACCTGCTGCGGATGGGCACCGACAATCCGGAATATTACACTATGGCTCGGGGTTGGTTTCCAGAGGAGTCTTCCCAGGCTGTCGTTGTCACCGGTGCGATGTTCACTGCCTGTCAAGGCAACCTGGTATTTTCTGGTCCTACAGTTTCCGCGGGCGGAGTTGATCTTGCCTTTGAGGGCGGCGACTTTGTGATCTTCACTCACCTTCGGCATGGCGAGGCGGCCGGTTTTCGGGATGTTAGCGGGCGATATACCCCGTTCCGCCACGGGCAGCGGGCCATTCAAGTCGAGCAGCAGATCAAACTTGAGAAACTTCCGACGCTTGAGCAGACCAAGGCGATTATTCGAGTCTGCAAGGATCTTTCCATCAAGCCGGCCTGGCTGTCGGTCGACCGCACCGGCAACGGCACCGGCGTCCATGATGCTCTGTGCTCGATGTTCGGGCCCGAAGTCTTCGGTGTCATGTTCTCCTGGGCGTCCACGGACACGAAGATCTTGGAAGATGACTCAGAAGTCTGCTCGGAGCGTTACCACGACGTCATCACGGAGATGGCATTCTCTGTGCGGCGGTTCATGGAGACGAGCATCCTCATGTTCAATCCGGCGATGAGCTGGGTTGATCTGGAACGTGAGTCCGTGACACGACGCTATTACCAGGTCGGCCGTGGCTTCGTCCGCCTGCAGTCGAAGAAGGAATTCAAGAAGGCGAACGGCGGCGTTTCTCCCGACTTTTTCGATTCTCTGCTTGTCGGTGTGCATGGTGTCCGCATGAATTCCGGCGTGACTGCACAGCTTGTTGGGATTCCTGCTAAGAAGAAAAACGTTTCACAGCTACCCCGGCACGGGGTAATAGACGAGCTGGAATTTATGGACATGCTTTGAATCTTATGAGCCGCGTCATTGAAGCATTGGTGATGCCGGGAGGCTGGCACAAACCGGAAGTCGATCGGACTGGCCAACCGCTGCCTTCGCCGATCCAGGCGGACACTTTCAAACTTCTGGTTGAGGCCGTGAGGAAGTTCCGGGCCGACAACTTGATCCCGATCGGCGACCCGCTTGCCGACGTTGAAAAGTATATCTGCGAGAAATTTCCAGGCTCCTGCCATTCTGTCCCAGGTGCGACTGTGCAAGTGACTGTGAAGCGCGGCTCTACCGACAAGCTGACCGACGAGATGATCGCCTGGCTTGACCGGGCGCTGATCAATCATTCGCAGGACAAGCTGGTCCTCAAGGCAAAAGCTCTGGAGCGTGGAGAGATCTGCCGCAAGTGTCCGATGAATGTTTCGTGGAATCGCAGCTGTGGAGTCTGCTCGGAAGCTGTTGGCCGGCTTTCTTCGATGGTCCGCGCCGGGCAGGATGTTGCTTTTGGTAAACGGCTTTTTGCTTGCCGCGTTTTCAAGCATGAGAATCGCTCAGCCGTGTGGTTGAGAGAGCAGCCGCCGCAGGAAGCCTCCGGCTCGGCGCCGGCTTTCTGCTGGGCAAAGTGAAAATTTCTGCCCAAGGCCTGAAAAATGCAGGGCAAGCTTTGCAGCGGGTTTTAAGAAGGATTCCCAGTGAGGATCCACGGGTCGATAGTTCTATGCAGAAAAAAAGAATGTTAATTTGTGAAGGGTGTGAGTATCGAGAAGACTATCAGTGCTCCAGGTGCGAGTGCTTCATCCGTATAAAAACCATGCTGAAAACCGAAAAATGCCCGGAGGATAAGTGGTGAGTGAGCAGACGACCACCGGGGTGGAGAAGCTTGTTGAAGAGACCGGCGAGCCTGTGAAGCAGGTTATGTCCTTCAGTCAGGTGCATCAGCTGTATAAAGATTTCGTCAAGGACAACCGCGAGCGCAACAACAAGAACGCGGCGATCACGAAGAAGCGGGACGGCGAGCAACCTTTCTCTCCCCGAAAGCTGAAAGCCGCCGGGCAGTCCTGGCGCAACAACCGTCCGACCGGGTTTATGAGCGCGATGCTGCAGCGCTTGCATCCTCCCTACAAGCAGATGGTGGACCAGCTTCCCTCCTTGACTTTCGCCGGCTTCCCAAACGATTCTCTCGGCTCGGACAAGCACCGCGACGCATTCCGTCGCCGGGTGACCGACACCATCCGCAAGTGGAGCGGCTGGGGAGATTTTGTTTCACAGCTCGTTTCCGAGGATCTTGACTTCGGCTATGCGGCGATGTCCTGGGACGACGAGTTTTCCTGGAAGCCGAAGCTTTATCGGTCGGACGAAGCCTATTTCTATGTTGGCTGCCCACAGGATTCGGCCGAGGTAGAGGTCTGGGGGCTCAAGCAGAATTTCCCTGTTCATGAGATGATGGCCGTCATTCAGCGCGGACAAGTTTCAAAGGATGCCGGCTGGCACCTGCAGAACGTTATCAAGAAGCTGAACGTCGCGCCGAAAGAGTTTGACAATAAGTCTTCCGAAGAGAATGCCCGCCAGATGGAAGACCTTGCCCGCGAAAACAACTACGCCGCAGCCCACGGCTCCTCGATCCGAGTGGTGAAAGCCGGGCACATCTTCTCTGTCAACCCAGTCACAAAAAGAGTCGATCATTACATTTTCGATCGTGACGACGGGACACCACTTTTCTTCAAGGCCGCTCAATACGGGAAGATGCCGCATGTCCTGAAGCTGTTCACTGCGGAAGTGGGCGACTCGACACTTCACGGCTCCCGGGGGGCGGGGAGAGTTCTTTACAACACGCATGTCTCAGTCGAGCAGGCCCGCAACATGATTCAGGACGCGCTGCATCTTTCCGGGCTCGTGCTGCTGAAGAAAGGCAAAGGCCAGGGCGGAAGCGGCACCTCGGAGAATATCGCGCTTACGGTGATGCACCCCTTTGCAGTCATCGGCGACGGCTACGAGATCATTGAGAAGGTGAAGTTCGAAGTCAATGCGGAAGCTTTCTTCGCTTTGGACCGGCACGCGACGGCCCAGGCTGAAATCCTTATTGGTGCATTTCTCCCGTCCCAGCCGACAATGGAAGCAAAAGGCGGACCTCGGACCGCATCAGAAGTCAACTACGTTGCTTCCATTGATGCCCAGATCAAGGCCGGTTCGCTGGCAAGGTTCGCCGATCAGTTGTTCTGTGGCATCGAAGAGATCCAGCGCCGCATCGCCCATCCGGATGTCCTGGACGCCGCGGAGCAAGTCTTTAAAAAATGCGAAGAGACGCAATCGCTGCCGATTTTCGACGAGCAGCTGTTCCAAACGTTGGTTTCTGCTAAGACTCAAACAGGGTTTGTTTTTGCGGACCTTCCCAAGCATGTGGATCCGGACGCGGTCTATTGCGTTCTTGCTTTGCGGCAAGATGGCTTGACCCAGCAGCAGATACTCATTCTCGCCAACTCTCCTGCCCGGGCTTCTGTGTCCGATGCCATCGCCGCCCAGTCTGGAATTCTCAGCGACATCGTAGCACGGTATGGCGTCGACCCTGTCGTGGACACGACCGAGCTGAAGCGCCGTGACATCGCTTCCAAGCTTGGAGGAGAAGCTGCCGAGCGGCTGATGAACGTTGACCTCAACCCGCTCTCCGACCTCAAGCAGGGAAGAAACCAGATGCTAGAGTTGAGCGCCATGCTCTCCGGAAACGAGATTCCAGTGGACAAGTCGGATTCCGACGTCGTTCATCTTAACGTCATCGCCCAGCGGATAGAGCCCATGCTGCGGGACCCCAACATTTCTCCGCTCGTGTCGAGCCAGCAGTTTCTGCAGAGGCTTCTCAGCCATGCTCAGGCACATGCCCAGGCGGCGCAGACAAAAGGAGTCAAACCCGACGTGCTTGCCCCGGCGATGGAAGTCATCAGTAAGATTGAAAAATTCGTCCAGCAGATGCCTGTCGAGCAAGCCGCAGGCCAGGCGGTCGGACAAGCCACCGCGCCGGGAGTCGTTCCAGCCGGAGCGCCAGCCGAAGTTGTTCCTTCCACTCTTCCGGGCGACATGATTGAAAGCGCCGCGTCTCCAGCCCGTCCTACAGCAAGCGGAGACCTGAAGCCCGTTTCCATCCCACTTACTCCGCAGCCATCGTCCAGCCAGCCAACATCATAAAAAGTTTTAAGGCATGAGCCCTCTTCAGATCCTCGCAGTTTTGTTCTTGGCACTTGAATTTGCCAATTTCGTAAAGTATCTAAAAACATGAGCCCCATTCGCAACGAAGAAGCCGTCGCCTTCCGTGATTTTATCAAAAAAGTTTCTGCTTCCCGTTTAGAGGAGCTTCTCCGCGCCGGCCGGCCGGAAGCGCTGACCGCCGAAGCTGTTCTTACGAATGACTCAGACGCGATCGCACGGCTTTCGATCATGCACACTGGGTATGACTCCGCCGTCGCTCAATTTTTCAACCTCGCAGAGTCCAAGCCGACGGTGCAGTCCGAGCCGGGATTTGCGGATATGACCTGAACTTTATGCCAAGAAAAACAAAAGCCACAAAAGGTGCCGCCGAAGAAGGAGTCCCCGCAGACCTGGATCTCGGCCACGCAGAAACTCCGTCGGAAAACCAGATGCAAGAGCTCGACGCCGCCTTGGATGAAGCCGGTGTGCATGACGTCAATACTACCCCTGCTGCCGAAGCCCCAGCGGAAGAAGTGCCCGCCGACGAAGTCCCCGCGGACCAAGTGATCGAAAAGCAGGCGCCGCTGACCGACACGCCTCTCAAGGATCTTTTACCGCCCGGCACCGAAAAGCCTGTCGAAGTCCCAGGTGAGAAGCCCGCTGAAGTTCCTGCCGAAACTCCAAGCGAAAAGCCCGTCGTTAAAAAACCGGTTGATGAAGAGCCGGCCAAAGAAAACTTCGACGACCTGGATTTGGACGCGATTCAGCCCCCACCTGGGGTAAGTCCCAGGAATCTCGTCAACTTCAACAAGCTGCGGGAAGTATCAAAACATTACAAAGAGGTCGCCGCGGCCATCCCAGGGCTCCAGAAACAACTGACGGAGCTGCAAGCTCGGGGCACAGTTCCGGAAGAAGTGACCAAAGAGCTTGAAGACCTGCGCAATTTCCGCAAGATTTTCGACACCGAGAATGATCCGGAGTTCAAGGCGCAGTTCGACGGCAAGCTGGAAGCCTTGGACACGGACCTGCTCGGACTGCTCGTCAAGAACGGCCTTCCACAGGAAACGGCTGACTCGTTGAAGGCCCAGGGCCTAGGAACCTTGCCCGCCGAATTCTGGGAAGAACAAATTCTTCCGAAGCTTTCTTTCGTCGACCGGCAGCGGATCGAGAAGCGCCTCGCCGAGCGGGCCGACCTCAGCGACCAAAAACTCCAAGCCGTTGAGAAGTTTGCCAGCCAGCGCACCGAAGTGCTCGCCGAACAGGAGAAGAAGCAGATGGCTGCCTTCCTCGCCGACCAGGAAAAGATCAATCAACACGTGGCTGCTATGGTGAAAGACATTCCCTGGGCAACTCCGGTGGTGATCCCGGAAAAAGGCACGAAGGAAGAGAAGGCCGCGGCGGAGGCGCACAACGCGGAGGTTGCAAGACTCAGTGGAGCCCTGCAAGAAGCCCTCTATCCAGCGACGCCGCAAGCCCGGGCCGAGATCGCAGCAGCGGCTGTCGCTTCCACGGTCCTCGCCTCCAGTGTGAACGATTTGTCTTCTCGGTTGAAAGCGGCCAATGAGCGGGCCGAGAAACTTCAGAAAGACTTGGACGCGATCAAGTCTGCCGGGAAGATGCCGACACCGACAAAAGAAGGACGTCGCGTCACGCCAGAAGTTACGGATACGTCACGAATGTCCGATGACGAGGCGATTGAGCAAGGCCTCAAGGCGGCGGAAGGTCTCTAACCAAGAAATTTTATGACGAGCCACAAATTGCGTTTGAAGAAACGTCCGACTGACGTTTCTGCACCAGGTCAAGAAGCCGCACCGAGCGAAGAGTCTGTCGACGCCGGGCTCGGCAGTCTGGCAGGTTTTTCTGCCGAAGACTTGGCAGAAGGTGCACAGAGTCCGGAGGAAGTCCCCAGTCCGGAGGAAGCGCCAAGTTCTCAGCCAGTGTTTAACGATTCCCATATCGTGGACTGGGTCGGGCGGGATGTTTTTGTCGGGTTCCCCTGCTACAAGCAGACGAATCCGGCGACTGCTTGGTGTCTGCTCGCTTCCGCCTTGGACTATGGAAAAGAGAAGCTGCGGTTTGACCTGGAAATCGGCGATGCGATGATCTACCACGCCCGGAACCGGCTTGTGCAGAAATTTCTTGAAACTCCGGCGCAGTGGCTGCTGTTCGTCGACGATGACATGATCTTCCCGATCGGTCGTCCGGCTTTCTTGCGCCAGATGGGCCGTCTGCCTCTGCACTACCCGGATTCTCCTTTGATGCTGAACTCCATCGAGCGTCTGCTCAGCCACAAGCAGCCGCTCGTTGGAGCGACGTATTTCACCCGCAACGTGGAAGGCCTGCCGGTCAACGCCCTTCGGCAGGAGTCGAATTATCTTCGAGCAATCAAGACTTTCGAGGACCGCATCTTTCCATGTGAGTGGACGGGCACCGGGATGATGTTGATTCATCGCTCTGTTTTTGAAACGATCCAAAAGCAGATGCCGGAGCTCGAGACCAGGCATGATCCACTTGCGCCTTGGGAGTTTTTCTTACCGGTTGCCGGGCAGGGCGAGGATGTCGCTTTCTGCCAGCGAGCAAAAGCTTGCGGAATTTTGACGCACGTCGACTCCATGCTGCAGTGCCTGCATGTCGGTTACGGCGTCTACGGAGTCCACACCTCTGTTACAAAATGAGAATCGTTGTCGTCAGCCACGGGCGGTGCGGATCCTCTTTGCTTACAGGAGCTATTTTAGGTTCGCAGACTGAGGTTTCTGAAGCAACCTTCGTAAGGCATCATAAGGATTTGCCCAAAGAAGGAATTTTTAAGACGCATTGCTGGGCACCAAGTCGTTTATGTTCTGACACGAAATATGTTTACGTCTACGGAGACTTTGCATTGTCTGCTATTTCTGCTCACCAACAGCCGGAAGATTTTCAGCGGCTGCATTACTTGAACATGGGAGCGGCTTATGAAGACCGTGAAAATTGGCCGTGGGTAGACACGCTTCATATTCTTCAGAATTTTCGTTCTTGGCAAACTTATCAAAAGTTTGTGTTGTTTTTGAAGTATGACGAGCTTTGGTCTCCACATGTCCGGGAAGCTTTGGATACACATCTCGGCTTTCCGGTTATTCTGCCTGAGAAAAAACAAAGGGCCACGCTTTTTGACTGCACTGACGTAAATCATTTTGCGGCACAGATGACCTATCAGTTATGAAAGTGGATCCGGGAAATATGTTGGTGTGCCTACCCTACTGGGATGGCGACTGGGATCAGATGCGGGAAACAGCAACTTTAATAAGCGACCTTCTCCCCGAAAAACAAGAAAACTGCGACCTACTGTTTGTCTCCCGGTTTGACGCGCACGGCCCAGACGCCAAGACAGTGATGCACTGCATGGAGAAGTTCGCTACAGTGCAGCATCACCGCTGCCGGCGGAGAGGAATCGGTTTCCCCATGGGCTGCAACGAGATGGCTTTTGAAATTTTCCACCAAGTCAGTTATCATCACGCCCGGCTTTTCCCGAAAGCGCGCTGCATACTGGTTGTCGAGTCGGACTGCGTAATGCTGTGTCGGGATTGGAGTAAGCAACTATTTACAGCCTGGCGAAAAGCCGAGGCAGCAGACAAGCTTATCTGCGGGAATTTAATCCCAGGCTGCGTGGGTGAAGGCAAGCACCACGTCAACGCGGTGTCCATGTTTCATTGGGACATCGTTTCGAAGATCCCGCAGCTGATCGGATCGCCAGGGCAACAGGGTTGGGACTTTTATCACGGCTGCCGGACAGCTCCAGTTGCGGTCGACACTCCGCTGATCTTCATGGACTATCAGAAGAAGACAATTTCCAGCAAAGAGCTGTTTTCTCCAAAGAAGCGAGGCCAGGTGCCGGTTCTTTATCATGGCGTCAAAGATGATTCGGCCGTTAAGGCGGTGAGAAAGAAATTTTCAATATGAACAATCGAAAGACGTTGGTGTCGGTGCACGGCTACGCCGGCGACCAGCAGCAAGTCTGGGATCTTCTTCCGGTTTTTGAGCACCACCGCTGCCCGGTTATTATCTTGTCACCCGAGGATTCTCACATTGAAAACGTCAAAGGGCACATCTGCCGATTTGCCGGCAAGCGCGCCTATGTCGGGCAGGATTCCTGGGACCGGCAGCATCTTCAGCTGAAAGTTTTGCTTGAGTATGACTTCGACTGGTATCTGCTCAACGACTCGGACTCTTTTATTATTTCGCCACAGATCCCGGACTACCTTTTTGAAAGCAAAGATGTCGTGTGGAGCAACGAGGTAAAAGATTTCCGAGTGCCCGGAACAACGTCTCATGGAGTGGACTGGCCTATGGACTATCATGCCGGCTATTCACTGATCGCGATGCAACCTCCTTACTTTCTTTCTCGTGTTACACTTGAGAAACTGGTTGTAGCCTCTGAAGGATTGGTCGCCTGCCCGACGACGCCTTTCATCGACTGGTGGTTTTTGCCGGCTTGCAAAAAAGCGGGGTTGGTGCATGCGCCATTTCGGAACGGGGCCAGCTGTGAGACGATCACGCAGAACGGCGTGTCTGCGATGGCCAATGCAGTGTCGAACGAAAAGGCGGTCTGCCTTCATTCTATCAAGTCTTTGGAGATTCGCAAGATGCTCGTCCAAGCCTACAAGAAAACTTTATGAAAACCCTCGTCATCACCGGCGCACGCGGATTGCTCGGCTCCGCCTGCATGAAGCATTTTGAAAACAAGCGGGAGATTATTCCTTTCGAGGGGAATTGCCTCAACGAGACACACGTCGAGCGGTTCTTCCACAACATCAAGCCGGACGAGGTGATCCACTGTGCCGCAAAGGTCGGCGGAGTCGAGGCAAACAAAAATCACCCGGTGGCTTTTCTGCAGGAAAATTTGTCGATGCAGTGCAATGTCATTTCTTCTGCTGCAAGAAACCGCGTGGAAAAACTGATTTTTGTCGGCACGTCTTGCATGTTTCCACGGGACGCCGAGCTGCCTGTGCGGGAAGACTCTCTGCTGACCGGGAAACTTGACGATTCCATCGAGGCTTATGCAGTAGCAAAGATCGCCGGCTGGCGGTTGTGCAAGGCTTATTGGGAAGAGCAAGGCAAGCAGTTCATGACAGTCAACCCTTCGAACATCTACGGGCCGAACGACAACTACGGCCCTTCTGCGCACGTGATCCCCGCATTGATCCGGAAGTTTTCTCTGGCAAAGCTGACTGGAGAAGCGCCTGTGATTTGGGGAGACGGGTCTGCGGTTCGGGAATTCATTCACTCCTCGGACGTGGCCGCAGCGATCGAAGTCGTCCTGGAAAAGTGGAAGTCTCCGGAGGTTATTTCTATTGGGACCGGAATCGGCCACACCATCAAAGAGTTGGTGGAATTCTTGGCCCGCATTTCAGAAATTTCTGTCCCAGTCCGGTGGGATACTTCAAAGCCGGTTGGAATCCCAAGAAAGACTTTTGACGTTACCAAGATACGGATGCTCGGCTGGCAGCCGATGGTCGGTTTGGATCACGGGCTGCAGATGACCTGGGCCGACTTTACGAGCAACCCGCTTCCGCGCGGACTTCAGACAGACATGCGCTGATTACTCAGCAGTAAATTTTTGTTTACAAAGCCGGCAAGAAGAGAATATCAAGGCATTTAATGATTCGAATGGTCCACGCAAGGACTCCCTGGCCAGAAGGGTGACTGGCTGAAGAGGACGACCAACGAGCCCCTCGTCCGAGGGCACTGAGAGAAAACTGTCAGTTCAACTCGTGGTCGAGTCCCTCAAAAGATTACGGCTGCACAAGCAAAAGGAAATTACAAGCACTATGGCAGCAGAATGCATTGATCTTTCGGCAGTCCAGGACTTCGCCGTCAAAGACACCAACCGAATCGTCGGGCAGATCGCAAAGGTCCTCGCCCGAAAGTCCCCGTATATGAACGTCCTCAAGGGCGGCACTTTGGAAAATGTTTCTGACGTTGTCCGGTCCGTCATCCAGGAGCGAGCCGTTCTCGCCGCCAGCCTCGCTGCGCCGGCCTTCACCAATGACATTGAACTCTGCGGAACCGGCGCCGACGCCGACGAAGTGGGGACGACCGAATACCAATACAGCCTGCAGAGTCTGCGTGGCCGCGGTCCTCGGGTCTGTGTCAAAACCAGCCGCACCGCCTTCAAGGGAGCGTATCTGCAAGCGCAGATCGCGATCGAGAAAGGCATCCTGCAGCTTGTCAACGCGGACATCCGCTATACGCTTCTTTCGCGTTCCGGCGTCAAGTTCACCGCCCAGTCCGGCGTGGCCTTCGACAGTCTGATCGACGGAGACGCGCAGCACATCGACGAACTGTTCACCAAGGGCCTTCCGACGTCGCCCATGAACTTCAAGTCACTGTATCGCCTGGCCTCGTTCCTGCGTGAAGACCTTCTCGCCGAGCCCTTCGGTTCGGCCTCCGGAGACTTCTTCACCGTGCTCGGTTCGCCGGACTTCATCGAGACCATCCGTAACGATGCGGACGTCAAGGAAGATCTGGTCGCGCTCACCACGGGTTCGTTCTCCATCGGCAAGGATGCGATCGCCGGCTATCAGTTTCAGGGCTATCGCGGAATTGCGTTCGGCGTGGACAGCCAGCCGCTGCGCTTCAACACGATGACCAACGGCATGCCAAATCTGATCGAGCCGGAAGTCAGTGTGGCCGCATCGAAAGGTGTCGCCTCCCGCGCCTCCAGCGCCTGGCGGAACGCTCGGTATGAAATCGGATTCATGATCGGCGGCGACAGCTTCGAGCGCCTGGTGCCCGAACGCTACGTCGGCGAGGGATCCTTCAAGTTCGCGCCGCAGCTCCACATGGGCGAGCTCGAGTGGGTGGCACAGCGCGATAACGACTGCAACCTGTTCCTCGATTACGGACAGCACATCTACCAGATCAGCCGCGCGCACCGGCCGATCCGCCCGCAGAATGTGGTTCCGTTCATCTACGAGCGTTGCCCTGCAGACACCGGCCTCGGTGCTTGCATCTCCAGCTCAACCGGTCTCTAGTCAGACCCACCTTCTTTCGGCTGCCAGAGCCCAACTGTTTTGTGGCTCATGACTTAGGGCCTGGCAGCCGGAAGAACCCTTTTCAAAATTAGTTTTAGTGGAGGAAAGACTATGACAACCGCAGAGTTTCGAAAACTGTTTCTTATCGGCGCTGGGTTTGAGGCCAGCCAAATTCCTCCGACTTTTGACGAAGCTACTTGGCGAAAGCTGGTGCTTCAGGCGCTGGCATCTCTCGAAAATCGAGTTCCAGTGGTTTCGTCTGGCGGGCTTGCAGATTTGACTGCTGAGCAGCAAGCTACCATTATCGAAGGCAGCACAGTAACGACCACAGACGGGAGACGGTGGGTTTATAGCGGGACTGGGGATAAAACACTCGAGGCTTCTTACGTAGAACTTTCTGATGTCACTCCGACTTTAGCTTCAATCACCGACATGTCCGCCGATGCGCGGACGCGGAATATCAAGACGGACGCGGAGTTGCAGACGCTTCTCGACGTGCCTACCGGATCGACAGCCGCAGGGCGAGCGATGCTCACGGCGGCGGATGCGGCGGCACAGCGCGAACTTATTGGCGCGGTGTATCCGACGATCATGCTGCCTTCTGGCGCAAACATCCTTGGGGATATTCCTGATAACTGGGCACCACAGCCAAACACGGATACGGGGCTTGTTTTAGGCAACTCCGTAACCACGATTGGCGACTATGCATTCAGCAATTGCACCGGCCTCACCGGAAGCCTGACCATCCCTGACTCCGTCACCACGATTGGCGACTATGCATTCAGCAATTGCATTGGCTTCGCCGGAAGCCTGACCATCCCTGACTCCGTCACCACGATTGGCAACAGTGCGTTCCAATACTGCACCGGCCTCACCGGAAGCCTGACCATCCCTGACTCCGTCACCACGATTGGCAGCTATGCGTTCTACAGCTGCTCCGGCCTCACCAGTCTGACCATCCCCAACTCCGTCACCACGATTGGCAACAGTGCGTTCCAATACTGCTCCGGCCTCACTTCCGTCAACTGCCGCATCACCAAGGCTGTATTCGATGCCACAGCAGGGGCAGTGGATATGTTCGTGGAAACCTCCAGCGATCTCGTCCTCCACGCCCTCCCCGGCACTGGATGGAGTGCCGGAACAGACTTAACCATCGGTGGCAACACCAGTGTGGATGTTGTCCTCGATCTCACTTAATGAAAACCGTCCACTTCACATCCGGTCTGCCAAGGGCTTGCAGCACACTCCTGCAAAACCTTCTCGCGCAGAATCCGCTTGTCCATGCCACGGCAACCAGTGGAGTGCATGAGGTCATGTATCTCTCCAAGGCGTTCTTCAAGACCGAGGAGTTTCGCACGATTCCGAATCCAGCAGACGGGGAGAAGCTATTCATGGACTTCATGCGAGCGGGAATTTCCAACTCCTTCGATTCCCTGACTGATCGCCCTATCGTTGTGGACAAATGCCGCTCTTGGATCGGCAGCACAGGGTTGCTGTTCAAGCTCT